ATATCCTCCTTATGTACCAGGAGTATCCATGCTTAGAGGAAGATGCTTGGACTTACGGAGGCCGGGGCTTTATTGACGGCCACAAACTTTCGGTCCAGATCACCCGCGTAATCAAAGATCGTGCTAAACCCAAACGCTTTTTCGTCTTTGATCCCGGAGACGGCGTCAATTTTGAATCGAGCGACTTGAGTGAAGTCGACCCGGAAAGCCATTATTACGATCTGGTCTGTTTCTGTGACCCGATCGAGGGCCCTAATGTCCGCTACTGTCTTGGGTGGGACCCCTCCCACGGCGCGAATGAGGAGGGCGACAATTGTTGCGGCCAGGTGCTCTGCGCGTGGCTGGATAAGGCTGTCCAGGTTGCGGAATTTAGCCGAAACGAGATCCCTACTTACCAGCAGGCCTGGGTGATCCTGCACCTAGTTGGCGCTTACTCGACAAGTTACGCTGAGACCCACCTTAACATTGAGATGCAAGGCGGGGGCACCCAAATCTACGACGAAATAAAAAAACTCCAGGCCAGTGCCGCCTATGGTTATTCGGACAAGTTGGTCAGATATTTTTCCAGAATGAGCCATTACCAGTATGTAAAATTTGATTCGACCGCCGGCCGGGGCTCCACAGTGCACTGGGAAACCTCCTGGCGCACGCGCGGGCCGATGCTGCATAACCTTAAAAACATGGTTTCGCGCGACATGCTGGAACTCCATTCCGCCGAGGCGATTCGGGAATGCGAACGTGCCACCATGCTGCGCAACGGCGACATTGATACCGGCGACGACGATCACCGGGTCTTGGCGCTGGCCATCGCTTGCATGGCTTACGCGCAACTCCAGGACGTGGACACTTTAAGTTTGTCTACCGATCAGAAACAGGTTTCCGAAATGCCCGAGGGCGGGGTGCTCGATCCGGGCCAGATCATGCAGCACGCCATTAACGATTGGCGCGACCGCATAAAAGCGGAAGTTCTTGAGGAAAAGGATGGTTTCAGTGAAACTCCTGACTGGTTGCAGGCAGTCCAAGCCGAGGCGCGCGAAGAACAAAACTGGTTCGAATAAGCACCCCTGGTATATATATATAGGTGAAATCTGCTGAATTGCTTGAGTTACTGATGCGGGCAACCTACGGCGATCCGCCATTGGTATTGTCTGTAATTAAGGAGAATGACGAAGTAAAGGTGGAATATGCCCCTATTCAAGACTTTCAGGTGCCTCAAGTGTGAACACGTCTTCGAGGGCATTCTTGATCTGTGTTCCCGGTGCGGCTCTCGCGCGGCGGTCATGAGCGGTATCGAGAGCTGTCTCGCCAGTGGGCATCCGCCCGGTTACTCGCGAGGAAAAGCTACACCGCACTCCGCTCGCAGTATAGACGCTTGCATGGAGTCGAATTTCAAACAGCTGGGAATAACCAACTGCGAACACAAGGAGGGGCCCAACGGCGAGAAGATCCCGAAATGCACTTTCAGCCGCTCCTCAAAGAAGCTTCGCGCAAATTACAATTCTGTTGGCGGGATGTACGGGCAGCCGACCGATATGCCGATCCGTGCTTACGGCGGCTTGGATCAGTTGCGTGCCGCCGGTTACAACCTCCAAGGAATGAGTATGGATGGGGTGCCTTTCGCCCCGCCCGCAGTTCACCCTGTCGTTCAACCCGGCCAGGTCGTCGGCGGGTTCAGCCCCATCTTGCGTCAGGGCACAAAAATTGTGGCAACCGATCGCAACCGATGATTATTGCCCTCGCGCGCGCGTGCGCGAGACTATATATAGTGGCTCTATCGGAATTGATATGGTCGGTGCGCTGATCCATTTACTGATCGTTATCATCATTCTGGGGCTGGTCTTCTGGCTGCTCTGGTGGGCGCTCTCCTATTTACCGTTGCCCGAACCATTCGCAGCTATTTGCCGTTTTCTCGTCGTGCTAATCTTTGCACTCATCCTCGTGTATTTGCTACTCCCGCTTGCTAACGTGAGGTATTGATGATACTCCTTGAAAATTCGTTTTCCCCACACTCGTGGGGATGGTCCGCTAAAAGATGCGGTCTTAGGCCAACTCTGGTACTTTTCCCCACAAACGTGGGGATGGTCCTAACAGGGAGGATGCCAGAGTGATCCTCCCTGAAAACCAGAGGCGTCTCAAAGATGCCGTCTTTGAACAACTCTGGTATTGCACCCGAAGCATGGGCGGTCGCGCCAATGCCTACTCAAGGCGCGAGGCTATCTATAAGCGGGGCGCCAGTGGCATTGTCCGGGGCCGCCTCAACAAAGCGGGGCCCGCAATAGATAAGCAGGCTGCGTTACTCTTCGCGCCCCATCTCATTAAATTTGCCGGTGTGGTCCCCCCGGAGGAAGAAGACGAGGCGGTCTGGGATCAAATAGAAAGTGTCACCGACGCCATCCAGATGATGTGGAGCGACTTGGATCTGGATCTGCTTTTTCCGATGGGTGTCAAGTACGGACTGGTTGACGGTTGCCGGATCATTTCCTGCACACCGCAGATCCGCACAGACGGCGAGGTCGAGCTTCGCGCCGACCTGATTCATCCCAGAGACTTTGGCGTCTCACGCGAGATCGGAGCTGGCTCTTGGAAGCTATCTAACCAGCAGGCCGTCTGTGTCCGCTCTTATCACTCCCCGGAGGAGCTTGACCGCTGGGTCGCGCGCAGACCGGACAAAAACGAGGTTTATCACAAACTCGCTTTCGTCCAGGTTGATGCCGGCGAGCGCGGGAGCCGCATTAGCGGTATGGCGCCCGGTGCAACCCAGCTCCAGGCTAAACCGCAGAACTGGCCGTCTGTGTCTGGTGACGGCGAAGATCCACCGGCACAAATCGCAGCTGAATTTTATGATGTACGGCTCTTCGATGATGATCTTGGTGATTGGCGCCTATTCACCATTTCAGGTGACGTTATCCTGGGCGACCGTCCAGGACATCGCGTTGGTGTACCGCAAATGCTGCCCTATGCCAAAATCTGTCCCGACGAAGATCCCGAAAGCTTCTGGGGATCAAGTCTCATTGAGAATATCACGCCTCTGCAGGAGTGGTACTTAAACCGCATGGAAGGTATGGATGAGAAGTTCCGTATGTCTCTTCGTCCGCCAACTGCCGGTATCGGCTTGGGCCAGGGTTTCCAGGAAAAGCTTGCCGGCCTTTCGCGCGCCGGGGGCCGGGTGGCGTTCCCCAACCAGAATGCCAGTATCCAGCAGTTCAAGCCCGAGATGAGCGAGAGCGATTACACCATGATGCAGGTGATTGCATCACAGATGGATGAACAATCCCAGATCGCACCCATGATGCGCGGCCGCAACGAGCCCGGTGTGCGCGGTGAGTCGGTCCTAAACTCGCTCCGGAGTCTGGCGAGTGCCGAGATCATCATCAAAAGCTTGCAGGTCCAGAGTCAATGCGAGGATTTTGCGCAACTGATTTTCCAAAGTATGCGCAGGTATAACACCCACAAATTGCGTGATGCCAAGAAGCAGCTGTTTTGGGTGGCCCAATTCCCCGCCGACGTTAAGATCAGGGTAGACGCTCACAGCTCCAGTCCCATTGCCGTTGAAGATCTCAAAGCGGAGGCCAAAGGATTATTCCAGATGGGCATCGTTAAACCCTCGCGGGTCATTCGCATGTTGTCACCCATGATGCAAAGCCTTATGCTCCACGACCTGGAAGCGATTGAACAAGCCCAGATGATCGCCAAAGAAAAGATCAAGCTGGAGCAGCAGATGAAGCGTGGCGGCAAAGAACAAGCAGGCGTTGAAGCATGAGTTTTCCCCACCCGCGTGGGGATGGCTCGGTGGGTTGATTATATCCATCAGTAAATAATAAAGCCTTGTAAGAGATTAAGTTTGGGTGCATACCTTCATTTCAGGAAAGGAGGAAGTTGCCCAAATGTTAATTACTGAGATTCTTGAGTTCCGGCGCGGTCGGCACAGAGGGCGTCGGAAGTAACTCGGACTTTTGGGAAGCTCTAACTTTTTGTGCCTGGACCCGGTGATCCTGGCCAAGCTATAGCTCCCCCGCCTGGTGGACCTCCTCCAGGTGGCGCGGTTCCGAGCGGCGGTGCCGGGGGCCCACCAAGCGAGCAATCGCCAGGTGTGTCCCCCCCGTCTACGTCTCCGCAAGCCGGGAATGTTCCGCCAAGCGGCACCCATGCCGTTGGTATGGACATCATGCGTAAAGCGATGGCGGCAATTCACATGGCCCGCATGATGATGGACCCGCGTACCGATCAGGCCAAACATGCGGATAAGATGTATCGGGACGGAAGCAAATTCTGGGAACCTGATCTGGATGCTTTGAAATCAGGAGGCGGCGGCGGACCCCCGATGGCGGGCGGCCCAGGCGGACCTCCAGGCGGCGGACCAGGCGGCCCACCGATGGCAGGTGGTGGGATGCCGGGAGCTGCACCACCCAGAGGCCCGATCCCAATGCAGCAACCGCAGATGGCAGGCGCAGGACCATGAGAAAGATTGGCGGACGAAGCAAGATCAAGATGCCCGGTGCAGGTGCAATGAAAATGCCCAGGATCGGTGGCAGAAGTAAGCGGCCCGGATTCCGGAAATAATATGCCTCGAACACGCAAAGTTGATTTCGAGTATGAGGCCCGCGCGGGCAAGGCCGGAAGTGTCCCTGATCCCGGCAGCGATCAGTACAGCGCCGGTATCGGCAACCTCGACCACCTTACTCCAGACGAACTCTTGCCGGTGCGCAACATGTCCGATTTCGGTTGTGATGGCAAAGTAATCAAGGCCCCGACTTACGCTGATCGCGCGTATCAACTTTGCTGCCCGGTCGACGTTCAGCAGTATCAGAAGATCTCAGGTCAGATCCGCAATTCGGATGATCCCCCCTCAATGCTGCAAAAGCAGAATCATAAGAAACCCTTTTTCCGTACCCCGATGACCCAATCCACGCCCGGTAAGCAGGCAGCCGATTGGGGTGCAGGCGAGGAAAAGCAAACTCCCTATCCAGGTAGAAAGAAATTACGCAAATGATCAGTGAATTACTCAAGTTGCTAGGCCAGGCCGCAGACAATGCAAAGAGTTTGCACTCGCGGCTGGATGTGAATGATCAGGATAGAGAGAAGTTGAAAGCTGACTTGAGCAATCTTGAGAATCAGTTTCATGAACTGCATCGCAGGATCAATGCTTTAAGCCCGGACGAGGCACAGCAGATTTCTAATGTACCCGCTGCTCCCGAACCAGCTGATACCAGGAAGCACGCTGCTCACGAAGTAACGCATACGGGGAAGCAGGAAGAAAAAAAGGACAAATAATTTATGGCTCAGTCAATCCCTATTAACCCGTCGTTCGGTAAACCTAAATCTCCTTGGGACGCCGGCGGTAAAGATCGCGGCCCGATCTTTTCGCCACCCGATATCGGTGAGATCGGCGGCCCGAGCAAGTCCAAGTTAGCTTGTCGCCGCAAGGCGGGCAATCAGGTGATGAAGGTTGGCAAGCGTTAAAGCATGGCTGCTATCTCCAACTTTTACATGACGGTCAATATAAGTAGCGTTGTGGGAACTCCGACCGCTGCGACAAACCCGATCAATGCAGCGACATTCCAAATCGTCACCCCTTGGGGATCTACCGATGTTTGCTTCTCGTGGCAGGAGTGCTTGAACCAGCTCATGCACAAAGGTGGTAGCCCGACCAGCGGTCGAATGGGTCAATACTGGTCAGCGCAAACCGGTAATGGCCTGACAACCTCGTCACAAACTGTTCCGCTCGCTGCCAACGTCTGGTCAACCACGCCATAGCTATGCCCCTTTCCGCAGCTGACATCAAAGCTTTCGAAACCCTCGCGAACGATCCCGAGGATCTGCGCGTCCTGGTCGAGCGGCTCAAGCGCCACCCGGAACACAAGGATCATCCCATCCTCAAGATGCGGGAAACCGAGGAGAAGATGCTATCTCCGCTCCAGGAAAAGATCGATGCCTTGGAGATTAAGATCAAGGAACGTGAGAATAGCGATTTCTATGAGCGCAACCGGGCGAGTCTCCGAGCCAAGGGCTGGAGCAATGACAACATCGCCAAGCTCGAAAAGAGGATGACTGATGAAAAGGATTTCCCGGTATTTCATAACTATGTGCAGGCGGCTGAATACGTTCAGCGTATGGATGCGCCCTTATCGCCTTCCACGGTAAGCCCGATCTTTAATCTCGCTGGACAACCCATGACTAACGATTCCTCCGGCTGGCGCGAGGACATGATGAGCGATGACAAGACCAAGAATCCGCTCATGATGAATAGGCGCCAGCGAAAGATCGATGGGCGGCGCCGATGGGAAGAGGCGAAAAACGACGAGCTAAACAAGATTCAAGGCAGAATCAGTTAATGTAATTTATGGCTATATTTCCATTGGCATTAGGTCAAGGCGCTGAACCATCGGGTGCGTACGGCAACTTCCTTTCTTCCATCACCCGGCGCAGCTACTTGATGGATGCTGTGTGCGAAATTTATAACCAGCGGCCCCTCGTCACCGCGCTATTTTCCAACGCGATCCCGGCAACCGGCGGTCTGGACAACCTGATGGCAAACGTCCAATACGCTCCTGGCGTTGTTCCTCAGGTGACCACATTTACCGGACCCTTTGCTAACCCGCAACCGGTCCCATTCATTCAATCGGCGGCTTGGCCATACGTCATGATCGCCACGCCCATTCCGGTTTATTTGAATGAAATCCTCCAGCAGGACGAACAAAAAATCCAGGATGTGGTGGAGTTAAGAATGACCGACGCCGGCAATGCCACCGGTGAGTACATGGAAGGAATGCTTGCCACCAACTTGAGCGACAACACTCAGTTGCAGGGATTGGGCTGGTTGATTGATGACGGCACGAACAACTCGTCTTTTGGAAACATTCTAAGATCCAGCGGAACTTGGTGGCAGTCCAAGCGCTACAATGTCGCTGCACCAATTACGCGCGCACTATTCAGCCTCTACACGATCGGCTGTTTCAAACAGCAAGGTGAAAAGCCGGATCTGGCAGTTTGCGGTCCATCGACTTTCGCGCAACTCCAGCAAGACTTCCTACCACTTGAACGAATCATCACAACCGAATCCCAGACCGACAAGTACACCAGTTCCTTCATCGCGATGGAGATTATGGGCGTACCTATTTATCTGGACCCATACCTTGCCGAGGGCGCGATTTGGCTGACCAACACCAACTACTTTACTGCGCAGGTCCACGAGCGATGCAACTGGGCTATGATTGATTTCCAATCGATGGTGCCAGCTCTGCAACTTAACTACGTCGCCGTCGTGCTGTTGCTCTGCCAATTTATTAATACGAAACCGCGTGCAAGCAGTGTGCTCTATGGGATCACCGGGACCGTAACACTTTGAGAATCAGCTACTTATGAATCTACCAACTAAATCAGCGTGGCAGCGTGAGGACGAGCTGAACTCTAAAGTGACCTTGGCCGATATCGATCGCATCCTTAGCGCGAAGTTTCAGGCCAAGATGCTCGACAAGCATGGCCGGCAGTTCGACCGCATCATGGCGGGCGGGTACGGAACCCATATGCGCGGGAGCCGATTCGCGCCGAGGGGCCGGCAGGAACAGCTTGGGTTCGCCCAACTTAAAGAACAGCAGCAGCAGGCGTTTGGGTTTGCTTCGGGCGGTGCCGGGATCTCGATTCCCGCTGCGGTTACATGGCTCAGTCAGGCTTGGGACAACACTGCTACTTATACGGGTGGCGGTGGGGTAGCTCCCGCAGCTTCCTTTGTTCAATTAAACGGTGTCGTTTATGCAGCGCCTACAACGAACCCCGCCGGCGCTCCTCCCGGTAGCACTTGGGTTATTCAAGCGCCTGCTCCTGGCGGCAACGGATGGAACGTCAATCCTAATCCTAAGTTCAGCTCAACGTTTTCGCAGCCAACCAGCTTTTTCCCTGCTCCACCGGCTTCCACCGTAGATGTCGTTGACGCATATTGGGCGCCTCCCGACTTGCAGGTGCTTTCGACAACGGCAAGTCAACGCTATATTCCCGCGCCTGGTAGGGGTTTCTTGTCTTCCACGATTGTGACTACTGCGTCAACCTTGCAGGCAAACATAGCTGGAAGCTGGACAGCCGTCTTGAGTTTACCAGCGGGATCATACTTGCAATACCTGGAACTCGATGGGATGACTTGGGCCCTTCTGAGCGGTGGAACAACTAGAAACACCTACACAATCTATCGCGTCAGGCAATCAGTTCAATAATGGCAACCCAAGCAACCATGCGGAATATGCGGTCGGCGCCTGAGCAGACGATGATCGGGGCCGGCGACACGTTTATTGTGGGTGTGCTCAACGAGGGGCCGATTCGCTACGATCCGTTTTATTCCGGCCAGCATTACAAGTGCGAGGTGTCCAAGCCAGGCGAGAAACCGCATTGGAATGTGTTCCCCTGGCTGGTTGCTCGCCAACTGTTCGGGCTCGCGCAGGACGCGGAGGGTCAACCGGTTGTCGATACTAACGGATTTGTCGAGCGCGCATACGAACCGGAGGGCGACGAGGACGAGGGACTATTCTATGAACGGCTTGGCGGGTTGTGCCCGAAACGGTTTGTGAACCAGGACGGTACTTTTCCCTATGACAAGAATTCCGGGATACCGGGTCATTACGATGATGACCAGGAGTTTCGGAACTGGTTTACTAACAAGCTGAAATTTCGCCTCAAGAGAATCCCGCGCCAGATGACGGCAGAGGAGTTCATGAGGATCTAGCCGATGTGGCCAGCACACTCCAAAGCTACCTCACAGATACTCGGTTCGTCCTCCATGATCCGAATGCGAAGACCTTTCTTGATGCGCAGTTAATTAGTGCCATCAATAAGGCGCGCGACCGGTTGATTACCGATTCGCTCTCGACCCAAGCCGTTGTCACGATAACACTCGTTACCGGACAGGAAGCCTACAGCTTCAATACGATCCTGTCAGCGCTCCAGGCAATTCAGCCGAGTGCGCGCGCAGTGCAGGCTGTTCTGGGTGTCAACTTCGTTCAGGCGCCGACACTCAAAGAACCCCTTGAGCCTGTGCCTTGGAGCACGCTCAACCAGCGTTATCGGCTTAACCCGATCAATTCGTTGCCGGAAGCTTACGCGATCCTTCCCGATCTAGGCGGACCGCTGGCCAACCTTTACCTCGGGCCTGCTCCATCCAACGGAATCTGGTACATGGAGGTCCGGTGCAGTTGGCTTGCGAATTACATGTCCAATTACACTGACGTCGAGTCCGCGATCCCGAGCCCGTTAGCTGATACGCTTATTCCATTCATGGCGGCGAGTTGGGCTTGGAGCTTTAACAATGACGAGGAAAGCGCAGATAAGTTCGAAGCGAAATATTTGCGTTACCTCGACCAGTACGCCGCAGCGATGCCTCCCTACATGACGCCGCCTTACGCGAGCATATACGATTAGACTATGCCAGAAGCCCAAACCAAAGGTCGTGATGAAGAATTCGGTATACCGCCGATCACGATTTCGCCTATTACCGGCGCGAGCGGCGCGATAAATTGGGGCGGACTCAACAAGTTTAATTCGGCAAGCCGATGGGTAATTGCGGATAGCGAGGCGGATGAACTGATAAATTGGGTGCCGCAACTCTCCGCATTCCAGCAGGTTCCGGGGCCTGGCCCGCTACTGGCCACACTCGCTGCATCCGTTATCTGGAATTATTCGGACATTCTTAACGGCAATCTTTACACTTGGTACCTTTGCACCAACGGCCACATCTACCAGGTGAGCTTGACCGGAGCAACCGTGACGGATCTCGGTGCAGGGTTTGCTACCGGGACGAACCAATGTGACATCGCGATCTGGCAGGGAGCCCAAGTCATCATCAACGATTTCGTCGCGGCAAAGGTGTATGCCTGGAACGGGTCAGCGTTGACGACACTGTTTAGTTCTCAGCCTGAACAGTTCGTCGCGGTATACGGCGGTCGGCTATGGATGTCCAACGGTCTGGTCATCACGTGGACCGCATCGGGCACGTACAATTCGCTTTCCGGCGATTCGGGCTCGTTCGCCATTACGGACGGTCATTGCAATAACCCGGTGATTGGCATGCGGGACTTGTTGGGGAGTCTCTATGTGTTTGGCAGCAATTGGATTAAGACCATTAACAACCTTGTGGATGTAGGGACGCCGGCTGTGCTCGTCTTTCAACAACCGACGCTCAACTCCTCGGTCAGCATCAACACTAAATGGTCACTCATCGATTCCGGATCGAGTTTCTATTTCGCGAATCAATACGGATTCTGGACCTGTTCGGGAACGGTCCCGCAAAAGATCAGTACGCAGCTGGACGGCTTTTTCCAAAACCTGAATGCTGCTAGCTCCTTTACGGGCGCCTACACGGAGATCAACAAAAAACCGTGCCTCTTGTGGCAAGCCCAATGGAACGGCGATGGAAACAATACAGTGTTTGGACTCACTTCTGACGGCCTTTGGTTTCGGGTGATCCCCGTCACCGGGACCGGGACCGGGAGTGTAGCGAAAATTAGCGGGCAGGTCAGCAGTTTTGTGACGAACAATGAACCGATAGTGTTCATGACCGATGGCACGAGGATCTACAACTTGTTTGGCGGGTCCGGTACGGTCACGAGCACCATGAATTCCAAAATCTGGGATTTCTTGAGCAAGCTGGATTACGACCTGTACACTAATTTCGCGATTCAGTTCGTTATATTTTCAGCAACCACTTTGACCATTAGTGAACTGGATTCGGCTGGCGTGGTGAGTGGTCCGGCGCAACCGGCCGGCCCCCGTACATACACCTATAGCCCAAACCAAGGTCAGTGGATCAATAATGCGGGCGCGCAAGGAAACTGGATAAATGCTGCGCTCACGCAAGGGACTTGGTCTGCAATGACTCCTGCATACTTCGTCTTGGAACAAGCCGTCGTCCCCTACCAGGAAAGAGCAATGGGTGTAAACATTACGATCTCTTCTATCGGAGCGGTGCTGCACAGTTTCGTGGTCAGCTACCGCAAAATGGAGGCGGCCAAGGGTTAAACAATGGCTAATCGTTGCCCTAATCCAAACGCATTTGCAGGAACTTCGGCCCCCTGGAGTCTGGCGCAGCTGGACCAGAATAGCACGTTTTTCCAAGGGACGTTCAATGATGCCAGCGTGGGGTTTGTTAATGGCATTCCCACTGATACCGGAACACTCAACGCTTATAGCGTGACGGTCCCTTTAGGCGCTCCATCGGCGTATCAGGCTGGAATGTACGTGGTTTTTATTCCGTTAACCACGAACACCGGCGCAGCAACCTTGACGGTTTCTCCGCTGGGATCGCAAGTTATCCTGGACGAATACGGCAACCCCTTAGGAGCAAACGCGATTGCGGCGGGCAGAAAAACGATTGTAATTCATGACGGCACTAACTTTTGTCTGATCAACAATGCTCTGGCTGGGCCTCCCATTGGCAGTATTACGATATTTGGGGGAGTTACGGCGCCCTTTGGCTGGTTGTTGTGCAATGGCGCCGGCGTGTCAACAACTACATACGCAAACTTATTCGCGGTGATTGGTTATAATTTTGGAGGGGCGGGTGCCAGCTTTAATCTACCGAATTTTTCGTATGCGTTCCCATTCGGAGCTACCGGTACTCCCGGAGCAACTGGTGGTTCGAACACTATAGCGATTTCACAGTTGCCAGCGCACAGCCACACCATCACCGATCTGCAACACAGCCATAGCTACACGACAATAGTTACTGCGGGAACCATACCAGGCGGAGGAGCAGTTGGTCTGGGTGCAGCTACCACCGGTGCGAGTTATACCGGGATTACCGGCACAAACAATACTGGATCAGGTGCCGGGTATTTGCCTCCTTACGTTAGCGTGCACTTCATTATCAAAACTTGAGCGATGGCAACAACTTTATTTGCAGGCAATCCGCAAGTCTGGGCATCGTACAATCTGACCCTAAATAACAAGCAGTTCGATGTGCAGATGAAGCAATTCCTGCTGCAGTTAAGCCAGTGGGCTACTTTGATCCAGACCTATGTAACCCCTGGATCGTACTACATCCCTGCGGGTCCGGCCGGTCCACCGGGTCCGACTGGGCCGACTGGGCCGACTGGGCCGGCGGGTTCAACCGGGGCGGCTGGAAACCCGGCTTATACGACTCTCTCGGCTTCCCTGACCATTCCGCCAGTCGGCAATACCACTACGGTTAATGTCGCCAACACGAGCTGGATTGCTGTTGGCGAGATGGTTTATGTCGCTGGAGCCGGCGGTACTGGGCAAACCGGCGCTTTGCAGGTAACCGCGATTGCGGGCAACACGGTGACCCTGCTTAACCCGGTGCCAGCGCCAGCGATTCCGCCCGCCGATAACACTCAGGCTGGTCTACTTAATCTGGTTAGTGGGGTAGCTACCGATTTTGTCGGCGGGGATAATGCCAGCCACGCGCATAGCACCGTCCCGCTTGATACCTTAGGCCCGACCACCGACATCCTCACCCGGAATGCCAGTACCAGTGCGCACGGGTTATTGCCCAAACTGTCTGGCACCGCGACCACTTACCTCAATGGCAGTGGAGCGTTCGCTTCGATTCCCTACACCCAGATTACCGGCACTCCAACGCTCGGGACGAGCGCGGCAAAGGACGTTCCCGCCAGCGGCAATGCCAGTACGGTGCAGGTCGTTTACGGAAACGATACTCGCTTAAGCGACGCCCGCACTCCTTCCTCCACGCTCGTCCACGCCGCAACTCATAAGAGCGGAGGCAGCGATCTTATCGCATTGGATACCCTTGGAGTGACCACCGACATCACTGCCCTTAATGCCTCGACATCGGCACACGGATTACTCGCTAAGCTTAGCGGCCTTTCTACCGACTTCGTCGGGGGAGATAATGCCTGTCACGCCTTAGCGGCGGCGGTAGCATCGGCATTATTTACGACTTGGACGGCGTTTACGCTAACCGCCAGTGCTGGCGCAGGGACCATTACTACTCAGACCAGCAACTCGGCTTACTTGCAGATCGGCAAACTGGTCTTCGTCCATTTTCAAGTGACGATATCTAATATCGGCACTGCCAGTGGCACTACGAATTTAAACGGTTTTCCAGTAGCGCCGGTCCGGACGGCCACTTTTGCAACACGCGAAGTCAGCGTTAACGGACTAACCTGTATCGCTACCCTGGGTACGGGCGCAACGGCGGCATTGTTTAATACGTATAGTAACGGCAACCCCGCCTGGACTAACGGTATAAGCTATGTGGGGCAAGGGATTTATCAATCGGGTTAACTTATGAGTAACCCAATCGCAGTTCCCGGCACCGTGGTTCCTTCCGGAAGTTTAGTAACCCCCGGAGGTGCCCAAGGCGTAGGCGGCTTGCAAGGGCCGCAAGGACCGGCTGGAGGAACCGGCGGCTCAGTCTATACGGCCTCTCAATCGGTGCTGCTTGCTGGAACGAATTTTACACTGCTTAACGACGTAGCCACTCCCGCCAACGGTCAATATTATGGTTATAACGGTATAGCCCGAGGCTGGTTTACTCCCCCGGGCACAACCTACACAGGTTCGCAATCAGTATTATTATCGGGAACCAACTTTACGCTGGTAAATGATGTGGCCACTCCGGTTAATGGACGAGCGTACATGTACCGGAACGGTGCTCGCGGCTGGTTCCGTCCCACTTTTATCAACGTCCTGGATTACGGTGCTGACCCTACTGGAGCGGCGGACGCAACTACTGCGATAAACAACGCGATTGCAGCTATGCCGAGTGGGGGTACCCTGTTGTTCCC